GAAAACGAGCTCTCCCAACGCTGGGGGCTCTCCGTCAAGACCCTGCGCCGCTGGAGACAGTCCGGCAACCTTGGCCCCATTTTTTGCAAACTGGGTGCCCGGGTCACGTACCTGCTCTCTGAGATCGAGGCCTACGAGCGCCGTGTGTCTCGTCATTCCACCTTCAGCTCTGTTTACCAGTGAATGGGGCGTTGACCATGACCGACCCAACACTTTACCCCGGCGACATCGCCGCGATGTCCGTTTCACAACTGGCACGCCTTGAACCACTTCAAAAGCACGAGCTCAAGAAGAATCTGCTTGAAGCCAGTGACTTTCTCAAAAAGCAACTTGCAAAACTTGACGCAGCCCTGGAACAGGCCTACTCAGACAAGGCCAAAGCCGCGTTACTGGAATCCGGCCGCGATTTTGGCACCACTCATATCACCGACGGCCCATTGCACATCAAGTTCGATTTGCCCAAGAAGGTAAGTTGGGACCAGACCAAGCTCAGCGAAATCGCTGAGCGCGTTGCGGCATCGGGTGACCAGGTCAAAAGCTACATCGACATCAAGCTGTCTGTGTCCGAATCCCGCTACACCAACTGGCCACCGGCGTTGCAACAACAGTTTGCTGCTGCGCGCACCGTGCAGGCTGGCAAAGCCACATATGAGCTCAGTTGTGATTAGGTGTGCATCTGATGTCACAGCACTTTATTCAAAAAACTTCTCGGTAAGGCCAACCACGGGTTGGGTTCGGTGCGCAGTGGCATGGCATGGCGGGCCAGAGCGCGGCATGACATGAAACGGTTTGGCCCGGTTCTGGTCCGGTTTGACGTGACTAGGCAGGAATGGGCCTGCATCGCAAGGTAAGGCAAGGATTTTTAACTTTAGGAGTCACTTTAATGGAGTCAATTTCACGCAATGAAGACGCACTTGGCAACGGTGCGGATTCATCCATTCTGATGGGAGCGCCTTACAGCGTCCATGTGGTTATCGAAGGCATTGCAGATATGTTGTTCCATCGATGGAACTGCGAGGCGGTCGATGCCAAGGCCAAGGCAGCAAAGAACAGTGCTGCCAAAAAGACTGATGACATTGAGAGCTATGTGTATCGCGATGAGGCTGGCCAACTTTGTCTGCCAGGTGAGTATCTTCGCCAAGCACTGATTGGTGCAGCCAAATTCAAGCAGGACCCAAGAAGTCCACGCAAATCCGCGCAAGACATCACCAAAGCAGGCGTAGTTTCGCTCACCAACTTGGCCAGCCTCGGAACTGATCGTTGGGATTACGAGGATCGTCGTCGAGTGGTAGTGCAGCGCGCTGGTGTGAATCGCGTGCGTCCCGCGATGCGTACAGGATGGCGCGCGGCCTTTGATCTGATGGTTGTCCTGCCCGAATACCTCGACCGAGCTTGGATCAAGGACAACCTGGACATGGCTGGACGCTTGATCGGTGTCGGCGATTTTCGGCCGACCTTCGGACGATTCACCGTCGTTTCATTTAATTGAGGAGACCCAAATGCCCTTGCCCATTGTGAGCGCGTCTGCGCGTTTGGCTGAAAAGAGCGGCGTCAAGATGGTGTTGCTTGGTAAATCCGGGATTGGAAAAACCAGTCAGTTGAGAACCATCTCAGAACATTCGACCTTATTCGTCGATCTCGAGGCAGGCGATTTGGCCGTGCGCGAGTGGAAAGGTGACACCATTCGACCAGCTACTTGGCCTGAGTTCCGCGACCTCGTTGTGTTCCTGGCTGGACCGAACCCAGCTATGCCACCAGACGCGCCGTTCTCAGACGCACATTTCCGGCACGTCTGCGAGCGCTATGGTGATCCGACGCAACTTTCCAAGTTTGACACCTACTTCGTTGACAGCATCACGGTGCTCTCGCGTATGTGTTTTTGCTGGGCTAAGAGCCAACCAGCCGCGTTTTCTGACCGTACTGGCAAACCAGATTCGCGCGGAGCGTACGGCCTGTTAGGCCAAGAGATGCTTACCGCGTTGACCCATTTGCAACACGCACGGGGCAAGCATGTGGTGTTCGTGGCCATCCTTGACGAGCGAATTGACGACTTCAACCGTAAGGTGTTTGCCGCGCAGATCGAGGGTTCCAAGACTGCCGCAGAACTTCCCGGCATCGTCGATGAAGTAGTGACTTTGGCTGAAATCAAGGCCGAGGACGGCAGCTCCTACCGGGCGTTCGTCACCTCGACCATCAACCCGTTCGGCTATCCGGCCAAAGACCGAAGCGGACGGCTCGACCTGCTGGAGCCGCCCGACCTGGGTGCGTTGATCGCCAAGTGCGCTGGCACTGGCACGCCTGCACCGACCGCACAAACCCCAACCCCCACTGAATTCAAGGAGTAATTTTCATGAGCAACGACAACATATACGCGTGGTCTGATTTCAACGACGCTGAAGCGCAGCAATCCGGCTTCAACCTGATTCCCAAGGGGACGCTCGTGCCAGTGCTGATGACGCTCAAGGCAGGCGGTTACTACGATGCCAGTCAGGGCTGGAACGACGGTTACCCCACCCAGTCGCCCACCACTGGCGCGGTGTATCTGGCCGCTGAGTTCGTCATCACCGGCGGCGAATTTGCGAAGCGCAAGATGTGGTCCAACGTCGGGCTGTACTCGCCCAAGGGGCCGACCTGGACGCAAATGGGTCGAACCTTTGTACGTGCGGCACTCAACAGCGCCAGAAACGTGCTGCCGCAGGATAATAGCCCTCAAGCTGCTGCTGCTCGACGCATTCAAGGCTTTGTTGACCTTGATGGCCTGGAGTTTGTGGTGCGCGTGGACATCGAGAAAGATGGTCGCGGCGATGAGCGCAACGTGGTCAAGACGGCAGTCGAGCCCGACCACCCGGACTATGCACGCATCATGGGTGTGCCATCCAAACTGGCACCCAACCCAGCTACACCGGCAAATTCAGCACCTAAGGCGACTGCACCGCAAGGCACAGCAGCACCTGCAGCCCAGGCTCCAGCACAGCAGCGTGCGCCGGTCACTGGCAAGCCCGCCTGGGCAGAGTAAGGAAAGGCCAGCGACATGAAATCAAGTGTTCTCGCGCTGGCTGGCACGCCAGCGTCACAGCCACCCGCATGCTTTGCCGATGCAAACCAGTACCAGCAATGGCGAACCTACGCCATCCGATCGCACATCGGCGACAGCGATTACTGCACCGACTGCACCCGCGCCTACCAGCACCAGATGATCAAGCAGTGCCGCTGCCTGCACGCCAAAACCCGCTTCTTTGTTGACTGTGATGGCTACACCGAGGGTCGCCGTCCAGTCAAAGAGCGTCTTGCGGGTTGCAAGAAGAAAGGCAGGCGATGAAATGCTGGGTCTGTTCACGTCAAGCCCGGGGCTACGGTCACACCGACACCCGGCACCGCACCGGTCAGTCCCAGCGCTACCCGCTGGACTGGGTGTTCTGCTCCGAACGCTGTCAAAAAGCGTTTCACGCCATGTACGGCAACTGGGTGCGTTTACAAGACGACCTGATCGACAGCAAGGGGGCGACCATGGTCAATCTCTCTGAAGTTGAGCACAACGCCATGGTCAAGTGCCTCAAGGCCTTCGGCGAAGCAGCCGGGGTCATTGGGTTCACCAAACCCCTGGGCGACTATTCTGAGTCTGAAGCCCTGTCGGTGATCGATTCCATCGTCACCTGCTTTACGCAGGCCATGGTGGAGCACCACGAAAAGTCCAAGTACCCGCCGGTGCGTGGTCTGCCGGAGGTCGCTGACCCAATGGCCAATCCGTTTGCCGACATGGAAAACGATCTGCCATGGGAGGATGCCAAATGATGGACTTCAACTCATCATCAAGCGTCAGTGGCCAAATCAGCACCTTGATCGATCTGGGCCTGCAAAAGACCCGATCCAAGGAGAAATCTCGCCAGTACCTTGGCACCTCTCGTCTGGGCGTGTCCTGTGAGCGCGCGCTGCAATACGAGTATGCCCAAGCGCCGGTGGACCCAGGACGCGAGACGCTGGGGCGAACTCTGCGCATTTTTGAGCGTGGCCACGTCAACGAGGACAGCATGGCCCGCTGGATGCGGGCAGCTGGTTTCGATCTGCGCACGCACAAACCCAATGGCGAGCAGTTTGGTTTTTCGACGGCTGATGGCCGCTTACAGGGGCACATTGATGGTGTCTTGGTCGGCGGTCCGCAAGGGTTCCAGTACCCCGCTCTCTGGGAAAACAAGTGCCTCTCCTCGAAATCCTGGCGCGATCTGGAGAAGAACAAGCTGGCAGTCTCCAAGCCAGTCTATGCCGCCCAGGTGGCCGTCTATCAAGCCTATTTGGAGTTGCATGAAAACCCGGCCATCTTCACGGCTGTCAACGCCGACACGATGGACATCTACGCCGAGTTGGTGCCGTTTGATGCGGCGCTGGCACAAGCCATGTCCGACCGAGGCGTGAAGGTCATTGCCGCCACCGAGGCAGGCGAGTTGCTGCCTCGCGCCTACTTGGATCCCACCCATTTTGACTGCAAGTTTTGTTCTTGGCAGGAGCGCTGCTGGAGGACAACCCAATGAAAAAGCCAAAACAAGAAGTCCAAATGGAGATGGATACCGAGCCCATGATCGATGCCAAGCAGGCTGCGTGCGCGCTGCGTCTGCCTCTGTACTGGTTTGGCGACCCCAAGATGCGCGCCAAGCACCGTATTCCGCACTACCTGCTGGGCGGCTTGGTGCGCTTTCGCATGGGTGAACTCAGCATTTGGGCTGCCAACAACAGCGCCGCCGGTGACACCCAGCAAGATCAGTCGGAGGGCACCAGCCATGATGGACTTTAACGATGTGGAACCAGCACCAGTCGTCAAAGCATCCGAGGCCAGCAAGGAGGAGATTCGCGCCCGGCTGTTGCTTCGGCTCGAATCGGTGTTGTGGTCGATGTACCCGGCAGGCAAGGTCAAACGCGACAAGTTCTACATCGGCGACATCCTGGGCAGTCCAGGCGACAGTCTGGAAATTGTGCTCACCGGCGACAAAGCCGGTCTGTGGACCGATCGGGAAATCGGCAGCGGCGGTGACATTTTTTCGCTGTTGGGCGGCAACTTCGGCATCAATGTCCATACCGACTTCTCGCGGGTACTGGTCAAGGCTGCTGAACTGGCTGGCAGCACACCGCCGCCGCCACCTCGCCAAAAGAAAAACCTGCCACCCATGGACGATCTCGGACCAGCCACGGCCAAGTGGGACTATCTGGACGGCGAGGGCAAGCTGATCGCCACCGTGCATCGGTACGACCCACCCGGGCAGAAAAAGGAATTTCGCCCTTGGGATGTCAAACGCAAGAAGCCATCACCACCCAATCCGCGCCCACTTTACAACCAGCCCGGCATACTCAAGTCAAGCCAGGTGGTGTTGGTCGAGGGTGAAAAATGTGCCCAAGCCCTGATCGATGCAGGCATCTGTGCCACCACCGCCATGCACGGAGCCAACGCACCGGTGGACAAAACCGACTGGACACCACTTGCGGGCAAGACGGTGCTGATCTGGCCTGACAAGGACAAGCCTGGCTGGGAATATGCCGATCGTGCCGCGCAGGCGATGTTGGCCGCTGGAGCCAAGACCTGCCATATTTTGTACCCGCCTGAGGCTGCGGCCGAGGGTTGGGATGCAGCAGACGCCCAGACCGAAGGGTTCGACCTTGCAGGCTTCATTGCTCACGGCCCGCGAATGCAGATGTATTTGGTGGCCGATGGCCCGGACTCGGCCGCCACCGGCAGTGCCACAGAAGAGGCGGTTTGGGGCACGGAAGATGCCCTGGCGCTGTCGTTCACCCGGCGCTATCACAACGATTGGCGCTACGTTGCAGGCTGGGGAAAGTGGTTGGTATGGGACGGCCTGCGCTGGCGTGCTGAAGACACCTTGGCTGCCAGCGACTTGATTCGGCATGTCTGTCGGCACGCCTCGCTCAAGGCGAGCAACCCCAGGATCGCGGCCAAATTGGCGGCATCGAGCACCATCGGCGGTGTTGAGCGCCTGGCACGCGCTGACCGTCGCCATGCAGCAACCACGGATGAATGGGATGCAGATCCCTGGCTGCTCAACACCCCCGGCGGCGTCGTCGATCTTAGGAGTGGGCGGCTGCGAGCCCATGACCGAAACGACCGCATGACCAAGATCACAACTGCCACCCCTCGCGGCGAGTGTCCGACCTGGCGGCAATTCATCCATGATGTCACTGGCGGAGATCTGGAAATGCAGACCTATCTGCAACGCATGGTGGTCTATGCCTTGACCGGGTCAACCCGGGAGCACGCACTGTTCTTTCTGTACGGCACCGGTGCCAACGGCAAGTCAGTGTTCGTCA